TGATGCTAAGGATGCAGTTAATCGGCTCATCGACGCACTTGCGAAAGGCAACGTCACGCAGCTTCAGGCTCTCAAAGTAAACATAGACGCCGAAAAAGCTTATGCTGATTATGCAAAAGCAATCGGCACGACGACGGAGAAGCTATCCGAAGCCCAAAAGAAGGAGGCGGTCCAATTAAAGTTCTACGAGAACCTTCAGTCAACGCTTGACGCACTCCCCGCGGCTGCCGATAGCGTACGCAACGCTCAAGACGCCGTGAATATCGCCTTCCAAGAAGGATTGGCTCAGATTGGCGCTGTAATTAACAACAACGACGAACTCAAGAAGGCATATCGGGAGCTTGCTAATACGCTAGACGATGTCGACTGGGTATCTTTAGGCACATCAGCATCGCAATTCTTCACGACCGTACTTGGCGCAGCATCGGCGGCACTTCCAACAATCATCAAATGGGTTGAGGATACCAATCGAGGCTTCCAATACCTGTTTGGGCAAGGCATCCAGGCACAGGCGGATAGGTCCAGGAAAAAGATTCAAGAGCTACAAGGGGAACTCAAAAACCTCACCGACCCGTTTCGAGGCGGGACGATGGAGAACCTTTGGAATCCGAACAAGCTAGGAGCGCGACAGGAGCAACGAAAGAAGCAGCTTGATGCGCAGCTTGAGGCGGAGACAGATAATTTTAAAAGGCTTAACGACCAGCTCCAAGATAATAACGATAAAGCTGCGGCGGCTGCGGTATCTGCATCAACCCTCACTGTAAAGGTTGAAGGGCTAAACCAGGTCGTTGTTCCCGCAATCAAAAACACCGAGATGTCGACCGCCGCGATTGATTCGCAAGCCAAGGCGGCAGACAGAGCGGCTCGGCAGATTGAGAAATATCGCGCTAGTTGGAACAAGTTCAAAACGGACGCAGCGACTTCGGACCTTGAGAGACGCTTCAATGAATTTACATCCGAGTTCACGCATCTCGACCTCGCTAAATTGCAGGCCCAGTTAAGCGAAACAGTCGAAAAAGGATTCATTGAGAAATGGCAGACCGAGATTGATTCGGGCGCAATTTCCCTCGAAGAGGTCCAAAAAGAAGCGCAAAAGGTTGTCAGCGACATGGCAGCCGATATGCAGCGCAAGCTGACTAAGTCCTTTTCGGGCGCTACTAAAGCTCTAATGAACGGGCTCAGTAATGTGTCATCCAACTTCGGACTTGAGCTAACTGACCTATTCAGCACTCTCCAAGAAGGCCTTGGAGATAATCTAGATAAAATGATGGCGGATATTGGCGCTGCATTAGACATGAGCGCCAAGGAGCTTGAGTTCTATACAAAGGCCGCATTCACCGTCATTGGAGCTGGTCTATCATCCAAGCGAGTTAGCAAAGAAAACAAATCCGAGAAAGGTACTGGCGAAGCGGTTGGCTCAGGAGCGGGTGCTATTGGAGGAGGAGTAATTGGATTCGCTCTTGGCGGTCCAGTAGGTGCTGCGATTGGAGCATATATTGGGGCCGAGGTGGGCAAAGTCCTCGGTGGTCTTGTCGGGGACCAATTTAAGTGGGGGCCGCAGAACGCTGATAGCAAGGCACGCCACGTTTTCGCAAATTGGCTAGAAGAACAACTATCAAGCCTTAAATCCGTGACGCTCAAGATGCAGAACGGCCAGTGGAATACTTTCCAAGGCGACCTCATGAATTTCATTGAGGGAGATACCGCCAGATTCAATAAACCCGGATGGGCTGATGAAATGTCTAAATGGGGGGAGGACGCTCGCTCTTTGTTTGAGGGGTTAGGGACCGCCTTGCAAGGACTGCTGGGTATTACCGAGGATGTGGGCGGCCAAATCGCATATCTATTGGGCACCAACCTCGCTGGCGATATTGATAGCGCGCGGATGCTAGTTTACCAACTCGGGTTGTCTTTTGAAGATTTGAGCGAAGCTCTCTTAAAGATGGCACTTCAAGGTCAAATCACATGGCAGCAATACGCCGCAAATGTAGCCGGATTAGGCAAAGCCTTTGAGCCAGGGCTTGAAGGCATGGCCAACATGAAGGGGGCCGTTGACCAACTCTTTGCGAGCGGAGGTCGGGGTCGTGGTGCAATCCTCGCTTTTAAAAACATTATCGTTGAAGCAATAGAAGGCGGTGCCAAAACAGTCGATGACCTCAAACAACACCTAATCAACGGAGGAATGTCGGTCGAAGATGCTGAGAAAGTCGTGGCTGTGATTAAAGCTTCCGGCGTGAAGTCGTTGGAAGAGTTTAAGAATATGTCCGACGCTCAATTCGGCGGAATCATCGCCGGTATTGGTAACTCGGTTGACGCCATCAACAACAAATGGAAGGAGCTGGGCAAAGACCTCGACAAAATCAAATACGACATGGATAACCTTCCGACGGAGAAGGATATCAAAATTCGATTCAGCGCCGAGTTCGACGAAAACATGGAAAAGGCTCGTAACGCTGGATTGCTCGACGTCGGAAACTCTCGACTAGGGACAGTTACGCCCCCAACGGATACTAAGGCGATGAACGTATCAAAAGCTCAGGTGAACGGCGCGTCCGTTACCGCTATGTCGAGCCCTAACACGATGAAGTCGTCGCAAGTAAATATAGCGATTGACGCTCGCGGAGCAGACCCCGGAGTCGAACAGAGGATTTACGACGTTGTGAATAGCTACAGCGACGTAATTGCTCGACAGGCGGCCAACATAGTTATTGACAATCAATCGAGGGGAGCATGACGATTTCCTTTCCTATAACGTGCCCAACATCGTTGAAGCCCGGTTCGACACGCTGGCAGATTACGAGTGCTATTACCCTAAGTGTATCGCCGACCACATACCAGACAACAAAGTACGAATACGACGGGGAGTCGTGGACGGTTGACGTTGCGTACCCACCATTAACAAGACAAGAGGCGGCGCCGTTCTTTGCGTTCCTTGCGTCCTTGAGGGGACAGAACGGAACATTTCTTTTCGGGGATACCCTTCTATCGCAGCCGCTGGGAACCGGTAATGGAACGCCAAAAGTAAACGGCGGCTCCCAAAAGGCGAGCAAAGAGCTCGTCTCAGACGGCTGGACGCCAGATGAGACGGTACTAAAAGGGGGCGACTTCATCCAAATTGACCAAAGGATTTACATGGTCCTTTCGAACGTAGTGTCGGATGCCACCGGCAACGCAACGATTGACGTGTTTCCGAGGCTCCGCGCTCATGCCGACAACGCAACAATTATCACATCCAACCCGCAGGGGTTGTTTCGGCTTTCCGATGACCAGGTAAACGTCGTCGAGGCGGGGTCTACCCAACTGTTCAACATTTCATTTCGGGCGGTCGAGGCGCTTTAGGAATGAGGAACCTAACGGTAGGTATGCAGTCGGCAATCTCACAGCAAACAGTGAGGCCGGTATTCCTTGTCTCGTTAGAGTTCGGCGCGTCCACGGTCGTCTACCTCAACGACCGAACGTTTGACATCACTTGGGCCGGTAACTCCTACCTCGGCAACGGATGGCTCCGTCCCCTCAAGGTGGTAGAGGAGACGTCGGATGTGAAGGCGGTGGGATGCGAAATCACTCTGAATGGAACGATTGCCGAGTTGTTGTCTTACGCGCTTGTCGACGCCAGGATAAGCAACAGAGGCCGGGTGTGGCTCGGTATGCTTGATTCGACCAACGCCTTAGTCGCCGACCCGTACCAGATATTCGCCGGAAAGCTCGACATCCCAACGATTCAGGTGGACGAGTCGACGATTACCCTCACACTCACATACGAAAGTGATTTACGGGGATTGGAACGACCCAACGAGTTCAGGTTCACGGACCAAAGTCAGAAAGCGTTATATCCTGACGACAAGGGGTTCGAGTACGTCGTAACAGTCGAAAAGTGGGACGGGTACTGGGGCAAGCCGGAGCGTCCGAAGTGGATTAAGTTCAAGCGAAGCAAGTGATGGCACCAGTAACTAGACCAAGCCGAAATCGTGTCGTAAAGCGCGGAATCAAAATGCCCAAGAGCGTGACCGCGAGCGGTTCACGCGCGCCTAAGTCCGACAGCAAAAAGCAAAAGGTCCGAGGTGCGGAGGTGTCAATTCGGCAAGCGGCCGCGGCTGGTCAGATAATTTATGGGAGCTTCAAGGTCGGCGGTATTTACACGTTCCTTGAGACCAGCAAGCAGTCCTACGCGTTCCTGCGATTCGGGAGTGGCAATTCGACCGTCGGAATATACGCGAAGGCGGCCGGAGCCGCCGGTAACGAGATATCGGTCGCTCTTACGGTCAGCGGGACGTACGCGAGCACGACCGTTTCAGTGACGGACAACAAAATCACTGTTCGCCTTCGGTCGTCGGCGGGAAACTCAACGGCTACGGCGGCGCAGGTGGTAGCAGCTATCAATGGCAGCGCTTCAGCTTCCGCGTTAGTAAAAGCAGATAAGGCCGAGGGCAACGGGACGGGAGTCGTTGAGGCGGCCGGCGAAGCGTTCCTGCAATTCGGTGGAGGTCAGTGGCTTCATCAGGTAATCACGCTAGCCGCGCATCAAATCGCCTCCGTGACGGACGTCTACCTCGACGAAAGAAAGGTTGCGTTCGGTGCCAGCCCAGACCCGCGATGGTCCACGGGCTACTATACGAAAACAAACAGCAAAGGCGGTACAACCAGACTCGTTTTCATGGCATGGAACAACGGGTCTGATTCTCAACTCGCAATTCCTGACCTTGTAAACCAGCTTCCGGCCAAGTGGACCGACAACCATCGTCAGAGGGGATGCGCTCACGCCTATATAATTACAGTTTGGGATGAGTCAAAGTTCCCCCAGGGGCTCCCGGCAATCTCGTTCCAGGTTCAGGGTAAGCCGGTATACGACCCACGAACAGAAACGACAGCCTACAGCGCAAACGCTGCACTCGTAATTGCGGACTACCTAACAAACACCAAGTTCGGCCTTGGGGTCGACTGGGCCGATATAGACATCGAGGCGCTAATTGAGGCGGCCAACGTATGCGATGAGACCGTGACTTTGGTCGATGGGGGCACCGAAAAACGATACGAAATCGAGGGCGTTTTCGACTCAAGCGAGGCGCCCCAGAACGTCCTTCAGGAGATGGCCGACGCTATCGCCGGGGATATAGCGTACCAAGGCGGCAAGTGGCGCATCCTCCCTGGAAAGTGGAGGGCTCCATCGGTTGCGCTATCGCGGGACGACGTCGCCGGAGCGTTCAACGTAACAACGCGGAGGAGTCGGAAGGATACCTTCAACTGCGTTCGCGGAACGCTGGCAAGCAAGAAGCACGACTTTGAGCCGATAGATTTCCCAGCGGTTAAGGTGCCGGCATACATCGCGGAGGACGGTCGTGAAATATACAAGGACTTGGTCCTCAACTTCGTCACCTCGCCAACCCAAGCGCAAAGAATCGCAAAGATACGACTTGGGCAGATTCGCCAGCCGATAGTCGTCGACCTTACTTTTACCGTTAAGGCGATGAGCCTACAGATTGGGGACGTCATCACGTACACCGACCCGTTGTTCGGGTGGACAAATAAGGAGTTCGAGGTTCGGCAGTTCGCGCTTGAGCTCAACACAAATGGACTCATCACCATCCGAATCAGCATGGTGGAAACGGCTTCCCTCATTTACTCATGGACGGTCGCCGACGAGCTTGCGGTCGACCCAGCGCCAAACTCAAACTTCCCCACATACACAGACGTGGAGGCGGTAACTGGGCTCGCGTTGGCGAGTGGCACCGAGCACCTATACGTTCGGACAGACGGAACGGTTTTCGCTCGGTTGCGGGTGTCGTGGAACGAAAGCGAAAACGAGTTCGTTCAGCGCGGTGGCTCCTACGAGGTCCACTATAAGCAGTCCTCTGGCGCAACTTGGATTCCGTCCGTCATTGTGACCAGCGACATCACAAACGTATACATCCTCGACGTAAGGGATGGGCAGCAGTACGACGTTCGCGTCCGTGGAATAAGCGCGGCCGGTGTCGCGAGTGACTGGGCGACCGTCACGAATCATTTAGTGCTGGGAAAGACGGCGCCGCCGTCAAATGTCCCATCCATAACGGCGGCGGTCGACGGCTTCGGTTTACTGTTACAATGGCAAACCATCGCCGACCTCGACGTTCAGGAATACGAGATACGGTACGGAGGGAGTGGCGATACGTGGGAGGCGATGTATCTCACGGCTTTTAGAGTCAAGGCCACCCAATCTTTCTTCAAGACGTTCCCGGCAGGCACGCACGTTTTTCACGTCAGAGCAGTGGATACATCCGGCCACTATAGCGTCGCATCGGCCACAGCCTCCCTCACTATCGCGGCGCCAGGGGCGGTTCAGTCGTATAACGTCAGCCAAATAGACAACAACGTGCTGGTGGATTGGGAGCCTCCTGCGGCTGGAACCTTTCCGATTTCGCATTACAACGTCTATGAGGGCAGCACATTTGCCACCGCAACACTCCTCGGCAAAGTAGGTGGCACCTTTTACACGTACATTGAGCAGGTCGGTGGGACCAATACATACTGGGTCACAGCGGTGGACATCGCAGGGAATGAAGGGGCACAAACCGGGAAAACGGTTCTCGTTGCCAGTCCTCCCGACTATATCCTGATAGACCAGAGGACATTAAGTCCGGACGATGCGACGCTAACCAACGCGCTCGACCAGTGCAACGGCACCTGCCTCCTTGCTCCCGTGAACGCCACGGAAACATGGGCGCAACACTTCACCAACAACAGCAACTCAACGATTCAGGACTTTATCGACGATGGCTTCTCTGTCTACCTGCAACCGACGCCGGCCAGCGGTACGGCAGAGTGGGAATTCGACCTCGGAGTTGTGTTGCCGCAAAACCTTATCACCGTTTCCTGGCTATACACCGCCATCAGCGGAGCCGTCACCGTGAGCCCGACAATCTCGTGGCGGGAAACAACATCGTCGTCTTGGCAAAGCGGAAGCACCGGCGCAAACCAGGTTTTCGCAACGAACTTTAGGTATGTGAAGGTCGTGCTTACGATGACAGGAGCTAATAACCTGAGTCTCGCACGTATCACGAGCGCAAACTGTAAAATTGATACGAAAAAACAAAATGATTCAGGTTCGGGGGAGGTAACTGATGCCACCAACGGAAAGGTCGTTAATTTTGGGCTGGATTTCGTTGACGTGTTCTCAATCGTTGTAACGCCTCTGTCGACCGCAGCCCGAATTGCCGTTGTGGATTTCACAGACGTGGCAAACCCAACCGGTTTCACCGTGTATCTTTACAACGAGAACGGCGTGAAACAGGCTGGGAAGTTCAGTTGGGTTGCTCAAGGTGTAGTGAATATCAGCTAAGGAATTAGGGAAATGACGGACTTCAACACGCCAACAAACACCACAACCTACACCTCGGTCCTGTCGACCATCAACGACAAGATTTCAAGCGTTGCGAAAATGATATTCAGCAGCGACACAAACATCCCGGTCGGAACGCTTCAGTATAATCGGACGACACGCATCTTCGAGGAATGGGACGGGAGTGGGTGGACGTCCATGCGCGTCGAACCAGCCGGTGTCATTAAGGCGTTCGGAGGGGCGACGGCACCCTCGGGCCATGTATTGTGCAATGGGACGGCATACAACACATACACATACCGAGAGCTTCATAAGGTCATTTCAAACCAGTACGGAGGAACCGCATACAGCGCCGGAGTAACAGATTCGGCAGGAGCAACCACTACGTTCAACGTCCCCAATTTGAAGGGGCGATTCCCTCTCGGTAAATCAGACTCGGGGACGGGCTCAACGATTGGGGATACCGGCGGAGCTATTGACCATACGCACGACACCAAGGCGCACTATCACGGAATGGGAGCCGGTGCGAATCTGAACATTACGGCTTCAGGGGCTAGTAATACAGGATACAGCGCTA